CTGGAGGTCCGGTCTCTGCGAGTATCTTTGCAAGTTCTGACACGATTACAGAGTGTAAACCGTCGCATCACCAGCCATAGAAGGATACTTGGTCAAATTGACGGTGACCATAGCTTTGCCGCTAGAAGTGAATTTGACGCTTCCACCGCCGGAATAAACGTAATTACCATTAATGGAAACGCCTCCGTAAGTTGTAGCGTCAGCACCAGCAATGGTAGCGTAACCATTTACGTTAGGCAAAGACGCACCAGTCAAAGCGATTGCAGCACTAGTCGCGCTGCTAGGAATGAACGTAACGCTAAGAGAAATGCGCTCATTGGCTGCGATTTGAGCGATAACATCACCGGCAGAATTCTTAATCTGCTCAACGTCCGCTTCATGCGTTACATCGTAGCTTTCAATGGTGCTGATTGCACCGCTAAGAGCAGTTCCGGGGGATACTCCGGTTTGATTAAAAAGCTGAATCGTCCCCTTAGATCCGTAGACTAGGGCTAGACCTTTAGATTGTGCCATGTTTGTGGGTTGTTAAATCGTGTTTGCTGCTGCGAAAATTGTCATGGATCGCGAAAAAGTTCTAGCTCTTTCGCTGATGTCATTGATGCCAAAATCTACGGGGACTGCGAATTGCGCGTTGAAGCCTCCAGAAGGATCGGTGTCGAGCGCGTCTAACTCAGTAATGTTGCCTTCAACGTAGAGGTATTGGAGAAGATTCTCAAAGATTTGAACAATCGCCAGAGCTTGAGCCTCCGAGGTATCGTCTGCGGATAACTGGAGCGTAGCGGTTATATCCACCTCACAAGTCCGGTCTAACGGATGCACCGGAACCGCAGTTGATGCGCGGACAACAATGCGCGGAAAGCTTGGCATCTGATCCTCTAAGTCTGGATCGGCAAACGCACCGTGACCGTAGCTTGTGAGACAAGTCGGAGTGCCAATAGGAGACTCAGACCAATCTTCAGCGGCCAGCCAGTCAACTAGAGCGCGTTCAGTGCGTAGGGCTACAGCGTTCATGTAACTGTGATTCCTTTGGATTCAGATCCATCAAAAGCGGCTTGCAGTGCTGCGGCAATGTGGTTTTCAAGCTCACGGGCTTCATCGTTGTAGGCTTGTTGCATTGCTTTGGAGTAGATTCCTTCAACGGTTCCCACCTGATTGTCGGCCAATCCAATGTTCATGCGAACATAACTCGATGGGTTGAATCCAGACTTGGCGTTGTACGCATAGGCCGAGGAGCCTTTGTGCATCGCTACATTCTCCTGCGGCAAGCCGTATTGATTCGCGAGATTAATCAACGCTTGGTTTCCAGCCACTGACTTAACGCCAGCCGAACCCTTCTTTGCTCGTCGAGTTCCGCCAAATTGCTGGAATGATGGTGACAGCTTTTTTATGGCTTTAGTCACGCATGACTTGAGGTATCCAACAGAACCAGCAGCGCGTCTGCGGAGCTTTCCCGCAGCGTCACGCATATCTTGACCGTAGAGACCAGGTTTTCCAGCCTTCGCGTTCTTGGCTTGCGCGATCAAGTGAACCACTCGCAACTGTCGGGATTTACCAACTCTCTTGCCGGTTTTTTTATCAAAGCGATCCGCTCCAACAGGTCTGTTGAAGTAATCAAGAATCTTGTTACGAGCCGCTTGTGGCGACTTAGGAGGCAACAAGCAGTACAACCGCAGCATCAAGAAAAACGTGCGAGCGTTGACGGCATCAGCAAGTGACCGCTTAGTCTTCGGGAGGTATTCCCTCCAAGCCGCATCAAACCTCGACGTATCAACTGTGACGGTTGGAGTCATTTGGTTTTAGAGCCAAGTTCAAGAGCATAGTAAGCTCCAGATCCGTCTCGCTTGGCAGACATAATCCGCATCTGGCGACCGTCGTAAGTGAGGAGCCTTCCAACCACCGGAATCATTTTACCAAAAGTGAGAAGCAAGCGGTCAGTGTTCTCTTGCAGTAGAAAGCTTCCGCTCTCTTGCAGGAGCCGATCACCGCTAGAACCAACGTCACAAGACCAGACCGCAGCGTCAACGGTCACCAATGTTGAGTCAGCTAGTCGCCAGTCGGAGAACTTAACCAACACTCGCGCTTGAACGTTATCTTGAAACCCACCGGAGATAACCGAGTTAGCATCAGTAATTGCAGCGGGTAGACAGCGCACCAGCACTCCCTGCCACAAAAACGACGGGTTTCCCATCGCGCTCTGGAGCACAGACATCCCCAACTGGAGACTAGTGGCTATTAAGTTCAAGCGGCGTGGAAGTAAACTCCAGTGACAATCAAAGTAGATCCAGACTGAACGTGAGACGCTAGGGAAGAAGTGCTTCCGTTTTCGTAATGAACAATCTCAGCGTAAGATTGACCGGCAATTACACTACCTTCAATTTCAGTCTTAGCGTTTGAGGTAAGACCGTTAGCTTGAACACCAACAGCCGCAGCATAAGTCGATACATCTGGGATGCTCAACCGCAGTGAGCCGGAAGCCGTACCACTTGCGGCAGTTACCGAAAGCGAAACAGAAAACCAACGCAGATTGCCAATCTCCGTATATCGCGCGGAATTGATTGTAATGGTGTACGTTCTACCACCGCCGGAATCTGTTAGAGTCGGAGTGTAAGCGGTCGCGGTATTGAGACCCGAGATATCGGTGTACAACTCCGTAAAGTTGTCGTTCGCTTTGATCCAACTCCCGCGCAACGTATCACCGTTGTTGTCGTTTGCGGTTGATCCGACATTGATGACTTGTTGTGACATATCAATCTTTAGGCAATGCGTACCAACCTTCGGGAAGCGTTATCCGGTTGCTGGAGCGAACAGATACACCATCCGCTCCTTTGACCCATACTTTGGCTTTAACGCTCTCAGCAAGCCTCACCGGCTCACCGTGAGGCACCATAACCACGCGAGACCCACAGCCGCAACTAGCGATTAGAGTCAGCAATACGATCCAGCAACTTCTTTTTGAGGTCTGGATCTCGTTTTGCATCTTCAACGGTGGGAGGTTTTTGAACGAAACCAGTCAACCACTTGAGCAAAGCGGTAACGATCTGTTCGATGAAATTCACTCGGGCTTTTTGTCAGCGTCTTTGGCAGCGATCAAACCAAAGCCAATGGTCACAGCGGCAATAGTCGCAGCAAGATCAATGTTGGTCGTAGGATCACCGTCAAACAATGCTTTGAGCGCACCGCCGACAGCGACAAGGATTGCTCCAACACCGGCAAGAGTAGTTTTCCAGTTCATTTTTTGAAGGTTTTATAGAGACCGATTGATGCTGCGACAAACGCTAAAACAGCAGCCCCAAGCTGGAACCACTCAGTTAGCTGAGGAAGGAATGAGACCGCACCAGCAGCGGCAGCGGTCGCTAGAGAGATCCCAACTCCGCTGCTGTTGTTAGTGTCGGTTTGCATTACTCAGTAGGCTGTACAGCTTCAACCACCGGATTCGCCGCTTTGTAGGCCGCGACAACCGCAGGAGTCCACAGCGCGTTGGCGATATTCACCACCTCGGTAGGCTGACCAGTAAGGTCGTCACCGGGATTCAGCGTATACTGCGAGGTAATCTCACTGCCGACAACCGCGCCATTGTTGTCGTAATCGATTCCGGTCGTAACGAACAACGAGTTGTTCTGGTTTACCTGCACTGAGACGATGTTGACTGGTACGATCATTGGATGGTGGGTTTGAGGTTGGCGTTGTAAGCGGCAATCGCGGCAGGAGTCCAGACAGCGTTGGCTATCGCGACAACCTGCTCTGGCTGACCATTAAGGTCATCACCGGGATGCAAGCAGTAGCGGCGGAAGGTGGAAGCCTTCACGGCTTCGCCATCGACGATCTGATCCGACAAGCGAACCTGAAGCGTCGTGTTAGGAAGAACCTCGCAGAGCGAAAAAATGGTGCGTTCTGTTAGCATAGGATTAAGCGACGGTGTAAGTGATGGAAGTTGTCAAGTATCGTGCAATGCCAGCATTGTGAGTTACATTACCGTAAACTGATCCTGAAATATTTGAAATAAATTCTGTAGAACTGCCTGATGAATCTACAATGGAGAAAGGGCTTCCTGTGAATGTTCCAATTTCATATAGGCTTACAACTCCCACTGACTGAACTGTAGAGTTTGCAAACGGAAAACCAGTAATTGCTATATTTCCAGACGCTCCGGTTGTATCTTTATTTGAATAGAAAATCTGAACAGTAACAACACGGCCAATCTTGGTGTAACGTCCGGTCGCAGTAACAGGAACGGTTGGGTTGGTTATGCTTCCAGTCAACGTCCCAACCCACGTCCCCTCCTCGTAATCGTTCAGTACGTTCGCAGTGGCCGTTCCGGTTCCGCCGGTAACAGCGGAGAAGTCGATGCCTTTGCCGGACGTAGCCATCACTACGTTGCCGGTAGTTACGTTAACATTGCCAGCAGAAGTAACTCGTAGACGTTCTAGCGGAGCGACATCGGCGACTCCTGCGCGAGTGGCAACATAAAAATCCTTTGTTCCGAAACCCGAAATGCTTGTATTAACGGCACCAACTATTACGGGAGCAAAAGTTGCTCCTGTTGGGCCAGTTCCAAAGCCAACTTCGGTGATTCTTGAGTTCGTATTACCATCATCACCAATCAATCTAAGAATTTCACCAGAACCAATAGTGGTGATTGCATTTGCGCTTTGATTGATTTCGCAACGCTTACCGGGACTTGCCGTACCAATACCCACCCGATCATTCGTCGAATCAACCTTCAGCGTACTCGTGTCCACCGTCAGATCGCCGGTTATGGTGGCGGAGCCAGCGGTAACGAGTCCTGTGACACTGAACGCTCCACTCGCAGTTGGCGAGGATGAGAGGATGTTGTTTACGCTGATCTTCTTAGTCGTACCAGATGCCGCCATAGTCGTGTCAGAGACATCGACCACCGGAAACATATCGTTGACTGGATCGGCAGCAGTCAGTGCCGTTAGTGCTGTAATTTTAGAGTCTGCCATAGGTCAGTTGGATTGAATTGCGAGTTTAAAGAGGTCTTCCTGTTGCAGAAAACCAGCGTCTTCACGCAACAGAGAGTCGAAAGTGCCAAGTGTAATAACCAGCTTTGAGGTTCCATCTTCCTGCCACAGGAAGCCCTCGTCTTCCCGCAGAACGTCTCGACGCAGCACCGGCGCATCAGTGCCACCGGCTTGACCGGAGAACAACCGATTGAGTGCTATGCCGATTGAGATCATTAGCTGCGAGCGAGAAAAGCCACAACGCTACCGGATGAGATTTGAAAGCCAGTGATGTTGCCCACCAGCGGGAAGCCAGCAGGAATGGTCTTGGAGGTCCAAGTGCCGGATATTCCAAATCCCGTAATGGAAGTGAACACCGTCGGCTCGGTTGGAATCAAGCCAGACCAGTTGCCGGTCTGAGCGGCGGTGCTAGTGATCAGCGCAAAGCCCTCGCGGCCCATTGAATACTCGGTCGAAATGTCTGCTTGAACGGCCATAAAATTGTTTTTCGGTTAAAGGGGAGGCTGTCAGCGTATCCAACAGCCTCCCCAGTTTTGGTTTGTTAACCCTTACGAATTTTCGGTGCTAAGGCTCCCTGTACCCACAGGATGAGCTTGCCTCCTTCGGGAACAGAAACAGTGTTGAAATTAGTACGCTGGAGAGTCGCATCAATTTCGGGACCAGCCAGCAATTTAGTTTTGCCGGTCTTGTCCACTGCTATGGTTGTTGCAATGCGCATATCCTAAAGGATTAAGCGGTGATCAGAACCTTAGCTTGCGTAGTATCCGCAGCAGCCGCACCGAACATGATATCGTAAGACGCCATGTGAGCGCGGGTAGAACGGGAATACCACACAGAGAGCAACACAGACAGACCATTGCTCAACTCAACAGTGCGCTGCTCAACGAACTCGCCAGCGATCATTCCAACCGGCAAGCCGCTCGCAATCGCGATAGCGTCCTGACCACAAACGAAGCCAGCAGTGTTAGCGATAGCACCAGTATAATCGTTTTGCTCCAAGATGTTCGCAAAGCCGAAATAGCCGTTGTTCAACGGACCATAACGCGAATCAGGGAACGGATTAGTTCCAGCGGCAGCAGTCAACTGACCGGAGAACATCAAACGGGCCAAGTGTCCACCATCCAACAGAAGCAACTTCTGTCGGTAATTCTTGGCAAGAGCCAAGATCGCAGGAAGGTCGCTAGAATCAAAGTTCGCAGCAGTACCAATGACAGTACCAGCACCAAACAGCGCGGCAGTCATCTGAGCCGTGACCTTCTTGCTAATACCAAGAGCAAAGATCTCAGCAGAACCCTGAGCCAAGTCGCTGATAGCAAAACCCTGATTCAACTCCTGCTGAGTGACGGTAAAACTCTTGGTGATCTGATTAACAGTCACCGAGGTAGCGGCAAGAACGGAGTTATTAACAGCCGAATCTTCAAAGTTGGTAGCGTTATCAACAGTCGCATCGCCAGTGGTAAACTTCTTGACCTGAACGGTTGCGCGGGGACGCAAGTTATCCAAGCCAACGTTGCGCGTAAAGCCAGCGATCATCGCGAGCTTAGTGGTAGCAACAGTGATAACCGCATCAGCAAGATAATCGACAACCAAGCCAGCCGCGAACGTGTTCGCATTCTGGGGAGCGATCATAGCGGACTGGCGCAGCAACTCACCATGATTCTCAATGAGGAAACTCTTACGCTCTGCACCAGCGCGGAGAGACTTATGCTTCTCCAGCAGCGGGTTGCCCAAGTTCTGAATCACGGGACGAACCGGATCAGGAGCGGGAGCGGCGGTGGGCGATTTGATCGAAGCCTCCAAAGAGGTAAGCTTCGCAAGAATCGCGGACAGATCAACGGGAGCGGCAGGAGCAGCCGCAGCCGTCACAGTAGTAGCAGTATCGGACATATTTGTGTCGGTGGTTTGTGTTGGTTGCGGCGTGGAGTCCACGCCAGAATCGTTGATGGCTTTTTCGCCATCAGTCGAAAGTGTTTTGTCTGTATTGGTATCAGACGGCTCTTCTAGTTGAGCAAAGAGTGCAGAGAACCAATCGCGTCCAGCAGCACCTCCCCAAAGGTTTGCCGCTACGTCCGCAGGAGTATTAGGCTCCGCTTCCAAGAATCGGTCGTTACGTCCCCACCAAGCGTTGGCTTTGCGGATTTTATTTTCGGTTGGAGCCTCTCCTGCAACAAGCGATTTAGCATCGGTAACAGTTGCTGGTTCTAGACCATCACCAGCGAGACCTTCCTCGTATTGCTCTAACCCTCGACGGAGGTTGTTTTTGACGGTCTCAGGAGCGGTCTTAGTCACTGCCCGAGGATGCCATTTAGCGGCCATTGCCAACTGCTTGATGGGTTTGTCTACAAGACCAAAAGCGAGAGCCTCAGCGGTGGTAAACCAAGTCTCTGCTCGCATCGCAGCGCGGATAGACTCGGGAGAGCGTCCGGTCTTTTTAGCATACACTCCAACCAACACTTGAGCGTGTTGATCCAAAGCCTCAGCCATTTTCCGCATATCCTCGGAAGTGCCAGAAGCCATCCCTGACGGATCGTGGATCATCATTAGAGCGGCATCAGCCATCTCTACACGATCACCGGCAAGAGCGATAATTGACGCGATAGAAGCAGCGATACCCACAACGCGAGTGGTCACCGGAGCTTTGCGACCGCGCAACTGGTTGTAGATGCTGAGACCATCCCAGACATTACCACCGGGAGAGTTGATCTCTACGAGCAGCGGACCATTGCCAATCTCGTTAAGAACATCCGAAAACTGCTTTGCAGATAGACCGGAACCTCCATACCAGTCTTCGCCAATCTGATCGAAGATCTGAACGGTAGCAGGATCACCAGCAGCGTTTGCCGGAGCGTAATAAAGCCAATCAGATTTTTTAGTGAAGCTCATTCTGTTTTCTTGGCTCTCGGCTTGCGTTGCTTTTTGACGGTAGCGGTAATCTCTTCCTGCTCTACAACAACAGGTTGCGACCCACCTTCTGACGCAGCAACTGGAGACGGAGATTCAGAAGGATCGCCTTCAATGTCAATAGCAGTTGCAACACTAGTTGCGGGACGCTCTTTCTGAATCAC